CTGGAATCTGAGGAAATAACTCGGTTTTCCGTTTCTTATACGAGAGATTATTCTTCTTTTCAATGAAAATTGAAGGTTAAAACCATTAATTTTATTGTGAAGATCCATAATTTTCTCAAAATATGTATAAGCTAGGAATAAATCCTTGTCTGTTTCCAATCTACCAAAACTAGACTTAGGATAGCGAAGTAAATTCTCTATTCTAGGTGCTAGTTGGTCAAACTCTTCTTTTATTTCTGAGTAATCCTCCTGAGCTCGGTAACTTAATTCTCTTAAGATACCAGTCCAGATAAAGGATGAAATAGAAGAATAAGGAGAGACAAACACTTTGTCTCTAGATTCGAACAATTTAGATAATTTATGAATTTTAATAGACATATCTAAGATCATACGATCAAAGAAGTTTACTAAAAACATATATCTAATTGCGGGGTCTAGAGCTATTTTATCTCCTTGTGCAAAAAGACTGTAATGTCCTGCAGAAGCAGCAATTACTCTATCAAGCGCAAGACAATTTTTACGGATTTTAAAATCCTGTAAAAGTTTAATAAATAAAATATCTCTAATTTCAGGAGGAATTATTCCTCTTAGAAATATTTTCTTATTAACTTTCCACTGATAGGAAGTACATTGTGTTCGTGCAAAAGCGATCATAGTGTCTTCTGAATACTCTAGTTTTTCTATGATTCTTCTCCCAAACTCAATACGTTTATCAAACAAAGAATATTTGTTCAATAAATTTGAGGCAAAGGATGCAGATAAAGCATCTTTTAACGGTATAGGCGAGATAATCTGGCCCATAAGAACGTCTTGAGACGCGAATTGATACAGACCTTCAGCTGACACAAACGATTTAGGTAAACCTACGGTTATACCATAATCTTGGCAGACTGATAAGTAGGAATGAGCAACCGCACCATCAAAGATCACTAAATCATCACCGAGAACTAGATATTCTCTAAAACCTCTATAATCACGACCCAGTCTAGTTGCTGCTAAGAAGACTAAGAAGTGATGAGCTAAAGCTAACGCGGGCCATGAAGAAAGAGCTCCCATTGGCTGCCCTCTAGTATAGGAAAATAGACTATCTTTAGGGTGAGTTTTCGTTCTTTTTCCAAAGAAGAATTCTCTATCCACTAAAAGATCACACCAAGCATGAGAAATCTCATCGGTGTATCTATGACCTAACATGATCTTATATATCTGCTGTGGAATCAAATCCGTAGCTGATTTTAAATCAAAAGAGAAAGCCGTACGATACCGTTTGGATAAAGTTTCTTTAACTTTACCAATCTGATCGTAGGTAGCATCGGACTCATGTTGGCGTAAGCAACTTAACATATCTTCATGTATAGGCCGTAAGGCATATTGCGTGAAGTAGTCAAGGATAGCAAACACTCTTACTTTTCCTGCAGCTTCTAACTTAACTGCCAACTTACCTCCTCGTACATACTGCACAAGGTGAGTAAGATGATCCATAGTAAAGATACTATCTTTCGAACATTCGCGCCAAACTGGATCTTTACGTTTAATGAATCTCAAAAGAGGCTCCATTCCTGAGAAGACACTTCCAAAAGTGGCTTTCCCAGTCTTGATAGCTCGTTGAAGATCATAATAAGTATTATCCATGTATGTCCAAGCAGCAGGCCGAATCTTATATTCTTTCCAAAGGAGTTCCGAAAAACGTTTCAATGTTTTTCGAGGATGGTTAGCATGCCAAATGGCATCTGCTACCAATCCCCCTACGGAAGGATTAGAATTCGGTCCCGCTTTAAGGATCAAAGGAGGTAAACCTTCTTTGAGGGCGGGTACTGTCATTTTAGTGGGACCTCTAAAGAAGTCCCGCCAAAACCAGTATCGTTGAGAGTATAGCTCTTCCTCTAAGGATTCAGGTAGATAGAAGGGTTGAGATTCAATAGAAGAGATGTCTGGATCTCCCCATTTACCCTTCATCGCTTTATAGGAATAAAGAAGAGTCATATACACTCTAATAAAATTAGTGTGATTCTGACGAATCTGTAATCTAATAAAGTGGGGAAGTAGTTTGGGTAATCCATTTACAAGTTTTATTCTTTGCCCTAGTGGTTGAGTAGTAGTTAACTTCTCTCCCGCTAGGTACTTAAGAATAACTATAGAAGTTATTTTCATAACTAATATAGTTTGGTTGATCCCTCGAAACGAGAAATACTGAGTTATATTCCGGGACAGTTTCCTGATAGCCTTTCTGTGGTTTACAGATGAAGGTACTCCAAGCCAAGTTATTATATCATTATAATAATAAGGTATGAAGTGTTCGAAGTTTCCTTCGAATTCAATCATAGAGTCTTTTATCTTCCACCCAGGAATGATAGACACCAAACGATGCAATCTTGATAAAAGAAAGCTGAAGTTGGGAGTTGAAGAATCAGGTTTGAACTTAGCCTTGATTGATTCAGCATTATCATCTGGCGAAGCTATTTTTACAATAGTTCGATCTTGAGCAATCGAGTTTATTACAAGTTTGTTATATTCTCTTTCACTAAGATACAATAATGAAGTATCATCGGAAGGGTCTATTACGACGTATCTACCCGATGCTC